CGGCACCACCCTATATACTCAAGCCAGTCATGTGCCATATTCTGTTTTCTCTCTATTCGCGGATCCGTTCTCTCTTTATACCTGTTGTAGGAATAGCCCCACATGCAGGCATTCTTTTCTCCGATCGGGTATCTCTCACTCTCCCTGTCTATGTACCGGCAGAGCTTATGGAGCGATACCTTTCTGTTCTTCTCCTCCAGAAGATCTGTGTTGCATTCAAAGGTTTCGTAAAATTCCTTTAACTGCTCCGGCTTCATCTGGATATCAAGCTGCTGTGCTACCTGCAACAGGCGGAGTTCGTAATGATTGCCGTCTATTGCCTGTAGTGTCCTCGTATTGACCTTATTCAGCCCTAAGATTTCATAGATGGTGTCAGCCTTGTAATTGACCTTGCCCGTCATGTTCCCGCTGTAGTTGTAGCCTCTTACCACATCCTTCGTCAGCTGGTTCAAGCCCATTTTGCAGAACCACTCAAGCTTCGGAAATTTCAGATAAATATCAATGGCATCCTCGTATCTGAAAGCCGTGGTCGGAATGTTCTGCGCCAGAATTTCCAGTGCGGAATACTTCATAGGTGTGTGTTCCCATGCCTCTGGAAGATTTCCGGGATATAAGATGCACTCCATGCATGCGATATTTCCCTCGTCTGGAATCCAGCGTGAATTCCCCTTCTGGTGGTACACTCCCCATTCATAACTTTCCTTCATCAGCTTTTCGCCGAAGAATGTGCAAAAACAGCGGCTGTACTCATGCATGGTTTCTTCAATTCGTTTCTTGAATATGCTGCCTGTTATCATTGCGTCATTCTTTATATGTCTCCATGCTTTGAAGTACCGGAGTAAGAAACCTTCCTCCTGCCGATCCACATATATGAACCATCTTTCATCTGTTATCTGGCATGGCATTTTTCCTCTTGCCTTATATGTCACTCTGCTTCCGCAGAAAGGACATTCCCCCTTTTCATTATTCCGAAGCCTTATCCTGCTCCGGTCAACGATTCCTGTCTTCTGGCAGTGCGTACACTCAAATTCAGCCTTTCCCTTGGATGTCTCTTTATAAATTCCATACCGGCTGAAGCTCATGCCCTGCTCCCACACCCAGTCGGTAAACTCCTGCGAAGGCTCTCCTATCGGCTCCATCCGTAAATCAATCGGATCAAGGACTTTCCTGTGCTTCTCTGCCAGTCGTTCCGCCTTGACCTTGTCCTGGAATCTGTCAATAGCATTCCATACGTTCTCGTCAGTGTCTTTGCGGTAAGCTTTGAAAAAGCTCTCCATGACACCCTTGTCCTCTGCTGTCCAAATAAACACCTTGGGAATGTGTTCGCCTTTCCATGTTTTTTGATCCCATTTGTACTCCCACAGCCGGAAACCCTGCATATTATCAAATGCAGCTGTGAGCCATTTAACCTTTGACTGTGACAGGTCCTGCGTGATATAATCATCACTCGACAGGAATGTCCTAAATGCTGCTTCCGTTTTTCCTTTTTTGAGCTTCGACACCTCATAGAAATTCAGAAGCAGTATTTTGTTATCATCAACCAGCTCCGCAGTCACAATGTTCTCCATTCCGTCCAGTCTATCTGCCATTTCAACCATTTCTGCTGTTGCCTCTGGTCTAGGCAATGCAGACAGCTTTCTTTTTTCCATCGTACATCCCTCCTTACAGCCCCATCATTGAGAACAGATCCATCTGCCCTTCAAGTTCATTAGACCTCTTCTTAGGAGCTTCTTTTTTCTCCGGCTCTTTCTTCGGTTTGTCCGCTTTTGCTTCCAGCTTCGTCTCCGGCTTTGGAGCTTCTTGGGCAACCTTATCTTTTTCAACCGCCTTTGCCTTTTTCTCAGCACGTTTCTTCATGCCGTCCAGACGCTTCTGCTGATCAGCTTTCTGCTTCTTTTCTCTCTCCTTGGCTTCTTTTGTTTTTTTCTCTTCAAGAGCCTTATCATCCAGTCTGTAATAGTCCTCTGCCCATTCGTAGACTACGGAATCCTTTACCATGGCACAATTGCCACTCTTGAGCTTTCGCGCCTGATCCATGATGTACTTGAAACACTTCTCCCAGGTCTTATGCGTCTGGCATACCGCATCAGCCAATGTCTCCGACTCTTTGCACCGGTCAATCATGTGTGACAGGATAGGCTCGGCATAGCCTTCCTTTGCACTTTTCAGTTCGCCCTGCAGCTTTTTGACAGCTTCATCAATGCCTTTTTCTGTTGATTCATTATCTTTCTTTTCTTCCCAGCTACTGTTTTCAGAAACCTTCTGTGCTTCATTGTTAATTGCTTCCGTATAAGCCTGTTTTTCAATTCCTGCAATAGCTTTACCAATCTCTGATTGTGGTTCAGTCTCTGAAAAATCAATGGCCTCATATTCTTCTTTTAATCGGTCATTCTCTATATCAAACAATGTGTTACCGTCAGCATCATAGAATGCGGTTACTTTTTCTCTCTTTAGTATCTTGTAGGTAGTATCCCCTACCTCAACTTCGCTTTTGCTATCCTCCGAGGAATATCCGTTTTCCAGATACTCAAGAACAGCTTTGCTCCACTCGCATTCGTAATCTTGATTATCTCCTAATGCGTAGTGTATTGCTTTTCTACCTGTTTCCATAGGCTTCCTCCTTTTTATCGAAATCGAAAAACATATAAAAGTGCTCTTTTCCCACTGCCTTTTCGGTGGTTGCGGTTCCACAAAGACCGCTCATTGACTGAAACAATCTTCTCCAGGTCCATATTTGATTTTGAAACATTGGCATATACCAAAGTTCCTGTCCCTCTTTTTCATTTGGGAACAATACATGACCCGTTAGAGGATTAGTAATTGTATTTGCTATGCACACATATCCTGCACATCCCAAAAGGGAAAGCTGTATATAACACATCATTCCTGTTATTCGGTCTACATCCTGCCCTACAAAAACCACATGATTTTGAAAATTATGCTTACATTTTTTCATAGTATTTGCAGCAGCTATCAATGTCGCTCCTGCTCCGCAAGCCGGATCACATATAGATAAGTACCCTTGTTTCTCAATATGACTGTCAATGTCCTTGCAGGTTATTTCAGACATCATCTTGCATACACAGTAGGGTGTAAAAAACTGCCCTTTCCAGTGATTTCCAAGATTTAACTGCATATACATATCTCCAAGAAAATCCTGTTCCGGCTTTCTTTCAAACGCTTCAACAATGATTGCAAGCATTTTCGCAGGAACTTCCACAGAGCCAAGTCTCTCTATGCATTGTGCGTATTCTTTTTCTCTGCTCTCATAATGCTCTGGACTTCTGTCAGCCACATTGCTTATTGAGCACGCTATGACCGCCATTAAATCTGCCCAAACCTGCCAAGCACTCCGTGAATAACAAAGGCTATGAAAAATATCCAAAAACTCTTTTTCTGTTCCATGGATTATGTCACTTTGTTTCACCGCCATTTAATTTCCTCCTTAGTTCTTCCATCAGATCAGCCGGTGCCTCGACTCCCTCATTTACCGGTTTTGCATTTTCGATAAGCCCTGTTTCCTTAGCTTCTAAGGCAGGTTTCGTATTCTGCTCAATTTGCATCTGTTTTGTCTTTTGCACAATCTCAGGTAACTGCCGTTTTTTTATGCATTCATTAATTTGGTCTTCATAGGCAATTCTGAAATTTGCTCTGGATGACGATACATTCACGTCCGTGCATATATTTATCCATCCCAGGTTTTTAACGATAGAAACCGTCACATCATCCATTGCTCCATATGCCTGTTCCGGATTATTCTGCCCGTACATGCCTATTGCTTTTTGAACGCTGCCCCAAGCCTCATCAAACGATGGAAGGGGACCTTTTGTTCTTTCCATGCATAATCTTCTGATATCAGCTATTGTCGGCGGGAATGTACTTGTAGCTGCGAATTCCATAATGGCATTTTCAGCAATGGAATAATCCACATCTTTAAGCATTGCGTACCAAAATCGCATTGCGGTAGCATCAATAAGTATTTTTGATGCCGGATAAGATGCCTTGATAGCTCCTGCTATGAGGTTAAATTCATCAGTTGTCATTTGACGCCCACCCCCTTACATTGTTAGCCCACTGTTCCATAGGGGACTGGCTTTGCCCGCCATACCGACGATTGCCTTTATCCTGCTCTCTTGATAACCAAGAGTTTACAAACTTGGTAATGCCTCTTCTGGTCTTACGTTTTGTCTGGTTCGATATGCACCATGCCCGCATCTCGTTGAACTGTTGCTTTACATCCACGCTTGGGTAAAGTCTTACGTATTCTGCGAATAATGCTTCCGTTGGTCTCCATTCAGAACCGTCATTCAGTATCAAGGCTTCAACATCTGCTTCTGGTTCGGAGGGGTGTTTGTCAGAACTCCGAACAGGAATATTTATATCTCTATCTCTTTTCTCTATCTCTTTCTCTATCTCTTTCTCTGTGTTACAGTTTGTTACTTCTGCGTTACCTTCTGTTACACCAGTGTTACATTGTAACGCTTTCGTTTCGCTCATTTGTTCGATCAATTCCTTTTGAGCCCTGTGTTTTCGCACTCTTTCAGCTGATGCACTTTCGCTTCCTGTAACAGCAGGAACTTCCGTCAAAAGGTATTGATCCTTACTTATCACTTCGAGCAATCCACATTTCTTCAAATATGACACAGTGACCGTAACATTATCGATATCCTCATCAAGGTCAAGAGCCAGTTCCTCTTCAAAACTATCTTCAACTCCCTCGTAGTAAAGCTTTCCTTCATTTTTAAGAGATAGAAGTTGCATCTTTAGGTAAATAATAGTGTATGTATCTCCACCAGCTATCTTTCGAAGTTTCTTGATGACCTTTGAATTGAACCAATCATCTTTCAGCCTGAGCCAATAGTATTTCTTAGCCATCCCTGGTACCTCCAATTTTCATGACTGTAAGATTCTCCTTTCTGGGGCTGCCCGAAGGCAGCCTCGTATTTTATTCATAGATAACCTTGGATCCATCCTCCGTCTTTATGACGTCCAGACTTTGAGGGAAACGTGCTTTCATGGTAGGATCATGTGTAATTGCCATGATCTTCAAATTCGGATACCGGTGCTGGATAGTCTCAAGGGCATCACAGTAGGCCTGTATTCCATCCGCATCAAGGAACGGCGGTTCATCAATAAAGAGCATTCCCATTTGTATTCCGGCTGAGGATGCCTTGATTTCAGCCAGCGCAAGAATGACCGACAGTGATGCTTTTACCTTTTCTCCTCCAGATTTTGACAGATAAGGAAGTGTTGATTTTCCATACTCTTCAATCAGAATATCCAAGGTGACAACTTCCTTATTGGTATTGGACTTAATTGTTTTCTCGGTCTGGAATTCAATACCCATTTTCCCGCCTGTCATTTGACCTAAAATACTGCTCGATACCTCTGTAAGCTTCGGCACCAATGACCGAATGATCTGGTGTGGGATTCCATCTTGAGAGAACGCTGATTTTAGCAAATCATACTTGGCAATCTCTGCTGATACTCCAGTGATGTTGTTCTGCAGTTCCGATACAATCAGTTTTAATCTTTTGATTTCTTCAATTTTCTGGTTCAAACTACCAAGTTCCTGCTGATGTGAATTCATGACGTCGGTGTGCTGTTTTATCTGAGCATTCATGGAATCTATCTGCATCTGCAAGGAAGTAATATCCAGTGTTGCTCCGCCTGTCTTTTCAAGCTCTGCTTTTGCATCTTCCATCTCTCTCAGAAGCTCTGTAAGTCGAATGGAGTAATCAGCTTTCTGCTGTTCTGCATTTGACTTTCTTTCTCTCACAACCGGGTAGGTTCCAGCTAAATCTACATATACTTTAAGTCTCCCTATTTCCGTCAAAGTTTCTCTATGAGCAGTTACTGCATCCGTATACTCTGGCAGGATTTCTTCTATCTCCTGCGCCTTTATTTTGACCGTAGAAAGCCTTTTTTGTGCTTCGGATATATTTGACTGTATATGTTCGATTGAAGCTTTTACGAGTTCAATCCTGCTTTCACGCTGGTTAAGCTCCTCAAGTTGATCAACATACGGACGGAGTTCTGCGATTCTAGCCTTAATCTTCACTATATTTTCCGGTTCAAAT